TGTTAATCGATGGCTTGGCTAATGTTTTTGAAACAATAGATACGTATACATTCACAGTGTCAGATGAAGACACTTATAAAATATCTGTTATCATTCCGTGGCGTTTAAATTCAGCACAACAGCGAGCATTATTTGAATTTGAGCTTGATGGTACAGTTATCCTGGAAGCAACATTGGAGCCGAAAGATAGCCAAAACGATGATTTTCTTTTCGTTTTTGGTTTGCGTGATTTAACGGCTGGCTCACACACAGTTGTTGCAAGGGGATCTAAAACAAATGATCAGACTGTACTAACCATTGACGGCTGCTCATGGACAAGAAACAGGATTATTCTTGAACCATAATTAGTTGATTTTTAATCAATTCTAGCGTATATATGTGAGTATTCCTTCCGATACCCGAAAGGCCGGAAATTTTGGGATGTTAATTTTAAACAATTAGCAGAGATCACCCCAATTTTTTCGGCTACGTGATCAAAGCTTAAACAAAAAATTTGATTACAAGAGGGACAAAAAATGTCTAAATTTCTATCGCAGGCTGCTGTGACTGAGTTTGATAACGAAGTTAAGCACCAATACCAACAATCAGGCAAGCTACGCGACACAGTAACAGTTAGAACTGGAGTTACCGGCGAAGCTTATAAATTTACCCGCATGTCGAAAGGTCTGGCAAATCAAAAAGCATCACAAGCTGATGTAACGCCAATGGATATTGAGCACTCAAGACAAACCGCCAATATGGAAAATTGGAACGCGCCAGAATACACCGATATATTTGATCAAGCCGAAGTAAATTTTGACGAAAAGCAAGAGCTGGCTAAAACTATTGCCATGGCTTTAGCTCGCCGCGTTGATCAAATAATCATCGATTCAATGACTGCGGTTACATATAACGCAGCACCAACAACAATTGACGAAGGCACAAGCATTGCAGCAGGCGGCACAGGTTTAACAGTTGCCAAGCTTCGCGCAGCATCTCGCGCCTTGTCAGCCTTGGGTGTTGATGAAGACGGCCGCTATTGGGCATATACCGCAGCAGATCGCGAAAACTTGTTATCTGAAGAAGAGGTTACAAGCTCAGATTACAACACTGTCAAAGCGCTTGTTCAGGGCGAAATTGATACATTTGTTGGCTTTAAGTTTAAGCTTATCGATGATCGCACAGAGGGCGGCTTACCTTCAGGTATCAACTACGCATGGCACAAAATGGCCGTCGGTTTGGCTGTCGGTATTGATATGCAAACGCGTATTGATTGGGTAGCACAAAAAACCTCGTGGTTATGTAACGGCATGCTCAAATGTGGCGCGGTTGCCCGTGAAGGCAATGGCCTCGTTCAAATTGCTAACGTATAGGAGCTATATAACATGGCATTAACAACAGATACCTTTATCCCAATGTCTGCACAGGGTAATTCTAATGCACCGCGTTCGTTTTCTTATGGAACCGAAGATGCGGCTGCAGTAGTTGAAGCGGCAGGCTATTTCAATATTTTGGCAAAGAAAACAGGCGGCTACGGCTTGGAAGATAAAGATTTTATCTTTTCAACCATGTCTGATGCTACTAAAGTTTATCAAGTTGGCGTTGATTCAAACGGCGCTGTAACACTTGATACATCTTTAACCTTTGCCTAAGTTTTAGGGGCGAAAGCCCCTTTTTTCTATGACTTCTAAAATAAAACTTATAAACAATGCTTTATTGCTTTTGGGCGATAATGCGATTCAATCACTAAGTGATCCAGGCTTCAGCACGACAGTGGCAGATTCTTTATACCTTGATACATATAAAGAAGTTTTATCAAGTCACCCGTGGAGCTTTGCATTTAAAGAGCAAGAGCTAAGCCAATTTTCAGAACCGCCACCAAGAGAGACAGGCTATAATTACGCTTATCGAATGCCTGTTGATGCAATTAGAATTTGGCAATTGTACTGCCATCAAAATTACACGATTGTCGGCGATAAAATCTATACAAACGCGAACAAGGTTTTATGCCGGTATATCTTTAAGGTGGCAGAATCACAACTACCGCCGCACGTTGCAAAAACTATTGAATATAAATTAGCCGCAGAGTTTGCCATACCGATTACAGACAATGGCAATTATTCGCAGTTATACGAACAAAAGCACATTATTCAACTAGCAAAAGCACAGGCAATAGACTCACAAAACCGGCCACAAGTTGCGATTGTTGATTCACCTTTCACTGATGTTAGGAATGGAGCTGGCTACAATTTTTATAGTGGTTGGCAATAATGGGTATTGTTAACGTACAAAGCAACCTGACAGGCGGGGAGCTAGACCCACAGCTAACCGGCAGAATCGACATAGAAACCTATTACAATGGATTGAAAAAAGCAAAAAATGTAATCACAGTGCCACAGGGCGGCGTTAAAAAGCGGCCCGGTACAGAGCTAATAGATAATACTTCTGACAGATCCAATAACATCCCTTTTGTTTTTAATGTTGGCCCGCCAAGAATAGAAGAATTCGAGGCTGAAGATAATGAAAGATTCGTCCTGGTTTTTCAGGCGGCATTAGAACCGCCCAATATTGCAGTATTATTGATTCATGTTTATTTTTTAGATAACTTTCAAGAAACAATCGATATTCGTTTTGGTCCGCAAAGTTTTTCTTATGAATTAGATCAAATGGATTATGCACAGTTTTTGGATACGTTCATCATTACACACCCAAATTTTGCGCCGATAAAAGTTAAATTTATAAGCCTTACTAACTGGGCAGTCGACACAAATTTTGTCATAAATATTCCATTGTATGACTTTAATGATGCAAACAGCCCGACACCACAGCAGCAAAACCAAAAAATATTTTTGCAGGGCGCACAGTCGGGCGATAGGTTTAAACTTTCATTGGATGGAATTTTAACGGATGAAATAATTTTTTCTGATGATTCGACCACAGACGGACAGAGAGCCAACAGAGAATATATCAAGCAAGAATTGCTAAGCCTTCCAAATATCGTTGATGACCCGGCGAGCATCGGCGTTGTGTTTGTATTGCCTGGGGTTTATCAAATTGCTTTTGCTGGCCCAAATGCAAAGAATTGGCCTTTGATTGGTGTTACACCAACCTATGATCCGGGGTTAGATTTTGAGCCATTAGCCGAAATCACACAAATAGGCGCATCGCGTAAGGAAGCTGTCTGGTCTGATACAAGAGGATGGCCGAAAACTGTAACGTTTCACGAGGGGCGTCTATGGTTTGGTGGTAGCAGAGAACTTAAAAGCGCGATATGGGGTTCAGTTGTTAATGACTTCTTTAACTTCAACGAAGGAAAGGGGAGAGATGACGAGGGCATTTTTTATTTTGCAGACACTGACACATTGAACGAGATAAACGCTATTTATTCTAATAGAACGCTGCAGATTTTTACTAGCGGCGCTGAATTTTATATTCCGCAATCGCCAATTACTCCGTCAAATGTTTATGTCTCGGTACAAACAAGAAATGGAGCAAAAAAAGTAAGGCCAATTACGTTTTCAGGCGAGACATATTACGTTAAGAATTCCGGCAATTCGTTGAATAATTTCATATTCTTAGATAGCTTGCAGGCCAATTCATCCTCGTCAGTTTCTTTGTTGTCAACCCATTTGATACGTGACCCTATACAATTAGCTGTACAAAAGGGAACAGAAGTTACTGATGCAAACTATATCTATTTAGCAAACGCTGATGGATCTTTAACGGTGTACAATACATTGCCCGACCAAGCTGTAAACAATTTCACAGATTGGGTTACAGATAAGCCCGTTGTGTCTTGTGGCGTTGTAGACAATAAGCTTTATTTGATACTGGAACAAAATGGTTCGTATTACTTAGTTAAGGAAAACAACAAAATGAATACAGACTTCGGGATTTATAATGAGAGTTTAGGCTCGGATATAGTAACGGGGCTAGATCACTTAAACGGGGAAACTGTAACCATTAAAGCCGACGGAGTCACACAGCAAGAGCAAATTGTGCAAAATGGGCAAGTTCAGCTTAACAAACCTGCAGATGTTGTTGATATTGGCTTATCATTTCTGCCTATTGTGGAAACAATGCCCGTTAATTTGAGCCTGCAAAGCGGAACTATTTTTGGTAAAAGGAAAAAGTTAGGCCGCGCAATGCTTCAACTATTTGAATCAAATGGCGTAATCGTTAATGATCAAAGAATAACCGATAAGACAACAGGTATAAATCAATTCAGCCCGCCAGAGCCACAAAGCGGATTGAGGCGGATTTATTTGGGCGGCTGGAGTTTAGAGGCAACAATGACTATTACGCAAACAACGCCATACAATATGCAAATTTTAGCTATAGGCATGGAGGTTAATATATGAGCGCAGGACTTTTTGCAGCAAGCGCTGGTATGTCATTGCTAAGTGCTTATAACAAGTTTTTAGCAGGCAAAACCGCAGCGCGTGATTATAAAATTCAAGCGGAAGGGATAGAGCTTGCAGCAACACAAAGAGAAGCCGACAGAAAAGCACAGCTAAATGATAGGCTAGCGGCGGCGATAGCGGGCCAAAAAGGAACAGATGCAGCATTGGCTAGGCTTTCAGAAGAAGAGGCCATTTCTAGCGAGCGCGATGCATTTATGAGTCGTTTAGATGCAATGGCCGCAAGAGCAAAAGGCCGGTCCACAAAACGAACAGCAAAAACGGGCGGCTTGCTGGATGCTGCGACAGGTTTGCTAGGTGGCTCCATTGATGCAGGGTTTTTTAATTAATGGTTAACCGCGTACAATTAAGGGGCGTTCCTTCTGCTATAACGGGAGAAAACCTCTCACTGGCCCAGCGTTTAGAAAACTTTGGTGGAACTGCCGTTAAAGCTTTGCAGCGTGCAGAAATTGCAGAGCAAAAAAGACAGACAGAAGCGTTTCAGGCTTACCAAGCTGATGTTGATATATCCTTACGCGAAGGGCTGGCACAAATTCTCGCCGAGAATCCTAACAACTTACAGGCATTTAATGAAAAATCCGAGGCGCTTTTATCTTCCACGCTTTCTGAAGTTGATGAAGCTTACCAGGCTGAATTAGCAGAAAAAATGCTGCCCCTTGTTTCAGCACACAGGCAAAAAGTTATAACAAATAATGCCAGCTTTATTCGCCAAGAAAACAAAGACAAACATACAGCCCTAATAGCTACAGCCAATCAGGATGCACAGCGATTGATGCGAGAAGGCGAACAGACAGAAGCCTCGCAAGCTATATTAGATGTAAAAAA